CCTGTATGAGTGATATTTCCTGTACCAGTAATATCATTTGAATTTAAATCTAAATTCACACCAAGCTTGGGTGCTGGGTCATCTGCTATATTGCCAATACCACCACCACCAAGACTTTCTAGTTGTGTTTGGATTCTACTGAGGAATACACTATTATGTTCGGATAATTTTTCAAATGTTACAAACTTTTGTTCCCCTTCAACTAAAGGGTCGTTATCAGATATTGTCGATATTTCGCTAAGAAGTCCATCATTCACATCATTTAACTTCTCATCAAGTTGATTTAAATTCTGACGATCCAACTTTCTCTCATAAGAAACTTTCTTAACCAAATCTTCATACTTGTCGTACCAATATTTTGCTAATTCATTTTCTTTTGCTTTTTTTATATTCTCATCTATAGCACTACTATCTCTGCTTGGGGATAATCCCAAACCACCTTCAGAAATAGGTTTATATTTGAAAAATTTATTTTGTTCTGCTTTGGGGTTGTATTTGGACATTACCACTTCCTTTCATATTTATTATCATATTTATTATGACACAGTTGCATTTTGTCGTGCTAATTGGACCCAACCAGTAGATTGATAAAGTAGTGTTATAGTGTCATTAACATTATTGAACAAAATTGATGTTCCGTTTATATAGTTATCTGGAGTAACAGTAGCATTACCGCCGTCTACCTTCATTGAGATTATTTTAATTTGACCTTCTAATGTACCATCTGCTAATGTATAAGCTTCTGTTCCAGTTGATGTAATCAACGAAACTGCTGTGGTTAAACTGAGCGCTCCTCCACCAGAAACATTTTCCACACTTTTATATAAATCTAAATGTGTAAAATTGTCATCCATTTCAGTATAAGTGAGTGCTGAACCTTTGGTTGACCTTTTAGTTAATGTCATGTATCTGTTCTTTCTCCTGTATCACTAAAGTAAACACCTATAAAACTTTTAAATATGTTGTTTACAGTTCCTGGATTGTCGGCAAAATAATCAAATGCTACATACTCAAATCTTTCAGTTTCAGCTGTTGTAGGAACTGTGGTAAATGTAAAACCTGAACTATCTAATTCTGCCATTTTTTTTATCCAGCAAATACATTACCTGAACCTGAAGCAGATGCATTAGCTACCCAAGATCCATGTCCACTTGTTCCGTCACCTTTTCTATGTACACCTATACCATTTGCAAATACAGACGAACTTCCACCTACTGCTGAGTCACCACATCCTGTGGTGTCACCTTTACGAACAGTTTTAGCACCATTTGTAAAAACATTACTTGAACCCGAAGCATAAGGTGTTCTATGAAATGGATTAGGTGTAGGACTTGCATGACCTATATGTTTATCTGATCCAACTCTAGTAACGGCTTTGCCCATTATTTTTTCTTTGCAGTTTTTTTCTTAACTTTTTTCTTTGCAGTTTTTTTAATTGTAGGCGCCTTCTTAGCTGATTTTATTTCTATACCGCTATTCTTACCTTTACCCCAATTTTCCCATAACTTACTAAAAAATCCCATAATAATCTCCTATTTCTTTTTAGATGTTTTCTTTTTCTTTTTTACTGGTGCTGAAACCGTTTCAACAGCAGGTTCTTCTTCAACGATTGGTTTTTGTACTAATGCAGGTTTGGTTATTGCCATTCCTTCAACATCAACTTTACCTTCGCTGACTAATCTCTGTCTATTCTCTAAATGTTTTGCTTGAATCTTTTCCTTATTACCACCCATGTAAGCAACAGCGTGTCCTTCGCCCATTAATACTTTGGTTAAAACATCACCGTTCATGGTTCTGAAATCACCAAGAATACGACCGAATTTTCCTCGCATTTCTTCGTTTCCATCACCCTTAACTTTAGATATTAAAGTAGCACCTTCACCAAGTAGTGATTTAACTCTTTCTTTTGCTGCTAATCCAAATTTCTTTTCAATTGGATCACTTGTTCTAGATTCAGGAGTATCAATGCCCATAATTCTTACTCTTTCATCATTGAGCCAGACACCGAAACCTAAATCAATATCAATATCAACGGTATCACCGTCAACAACTTTTCTAATTTTGCATTTATACTCGTACATTTGATTTTTCCTTTGTTTTTTATATAACTATTTATAAAGGCTTTACAAAATGTTTAAAATATTGTATAATAGAAGAAAATATTATGATTCGAAAGAAAAAGAACAAAAAGAGAACAAAATCTCTCAAACAAATTCTAGGAATGAAGATTATTCCAATAAAAAAGACGATTCTCCCAAAATCTCATAAAAGTTGAATTAAATTCAAGCTAAGTTGACCATTTTTCGGGGTTTTTTTCCATTTTTTTCTTGACTTTCAAGGGTTTTTAGTGTAACCTATACTTATAAATGAGAAAAAGCGCAGAAAATAAGGGTTTTTCCAGTTTTTTTAACAAAACCTCTAAATCATTGAAAAATAAGGGTTTTAATTGGTGGAATAATCCATTTTTTTCTTGCAATCTAGCTCATTTTAGTGTATATTATAAGAATAATAACAAATGAAAGATTATATTATGAAAAACAAAACTATCTTCAAACCTTCTGGTGAGAAAATTACCAACTTTAACGACTTATCTATTGCCTTACATTGGATTAAGGATCATGGTACAAATGATACCATGAATATGTTGATGTATGCCATCAAAGATAGAAGAACTGCTCTTGCAAAAGAAGCAAAAGCTTCTATTTCAGTAGGTTCTACTGTCGGTGTTAATGCCAGAACAGAATACTGGTTAGGTACTGTAACCAAAGTTATGAAAACTAGATGTGCAGTTAAAAATCAAAACAATGGTATGAACTATGCCGTTCCTATGTCATTGATTGATGTTAAGGAGGTTGCTTAATGATGACAACTTTATTATCAATAATCGGTATATTCTGTATGATATTCGCTGTAGGGGCGATTGACGGCCCTACTCTAGAAACATCAGGCGATAATTTCGTTTTATGTTTCGTACTTGCAACCGTAGGAATCATGTCAATGTTTCTTGCAATTAAATATAATGAAAAGGAGGACAAATAATGTCTAAAGTGAAAAACTACTACTGGGATGAGGCTGAAAATTACCTTGACCAATTAATAACTAAAATCAAGGATGGTACTTTTACTATCGCTGACGCTATGAAAGAAGCGAAATCTAAATCAAATGAGATTTGCTGGGACCTTGTAGGTATTCATAGTGAAGATGATTTGGAAGAATGTTTAACAATGGAGACTGCTTAATGATTATTGTTAAAGAAACTGCTAAATCACTAGACCAAGGAATTAAGAATATGATGGCTGGTGCCAAAAATGATTATGAAAGATGGTCAACTGGATCAGGTGCCAAAGAATTGTCTGGTTATGCTAAAGAACAAGTTGATACTTGGGATAGTAAAACAAAAATTAACAATGGTAAAAAGTACATTAAGATTGTACAAGAAAACGGCGTCTTTTGTTTTATTGTAAAAGAAGATTTTAAACACTTTAAAGTGGGCGATATCTTAAAACCTGCAGGTTGGAAAGCACCTGCTTTAAATTCACCAAGAGGTAATGTTCTCAAAGGAAATTACCCAATACAATGGACTGGTCCATTATACTTAAATTAGAAAGGAATATATTATGAGTATTATAGATGATAACTTTAACGATCCAATGAGTGATGTTTTAGCTGATAATCTCGTTGAGGTTATCGCTACTATGAATGAAGAACAAAGAGAAAAATTTGTAAATAGTTTTGTGTCTAAATGGCCAAAACTTGCAAGTCAACTCTCTTTTAATATTGATGTGAACTTACAGGAGATTATGAATGTTAATTAAAATAGATGATAATGTGTCAGTAAACACTAGAAATCTTTTACCAAGAGAAGGTAAGATAACTGATATCTCTCTCGCCCTAACGACAAGTGATCCAGCAGGTGAGAATGGTATACAAGTACAAGAATATGATACCGACATGGGTTATAATGGCTCTATCGGATATGTAACCGAGAATGGTGACCAATATTGGGCATACTTCTCTCAAATTGAAAAGGATATATAATGTTACCAGAAGAACAATTTATTACAGCAATACTAACTCAAGCAGTAGAGGATGCTGCTTATGTGGGTAAGAGTAAATTTCAATTAAAACATAAGATAGACGCTATAGAGTGGATACTTAATACAGAAAGCGAACACCATTGGTCGTTTCTTGATTATTGTACAATGCTCGGTTTATCACCATCTAAAATACAAAACAAAGTTAGGGTGCATTTAAATCCTAAACTTACAACTAAACAACAATCTATAATGAAAGGAATTTAATGATAGATTATAAATTTAAAGAAAATCAAATACTACAAGATATAAAAGAATATGTTGACAAAACATATGATTCACATTATGCTAAAACTAAAAATTATCAAGCAACTGAAATCATCATTGACCAAGGTCATGGTACAGGTTTCTGTATGGGTAATATTTTAAAATATGCTCAAAGATATGGCAAAAAAGAAGGCCATAATAAAAACGACTTAATGAAAGTTATTCATTATGCGATTATACAATTATCACAAGACCATTATAATGGTAAAGAATACATTCCAAGTAAACCATCTGAACTTAGGTCTGTAATGAGTGAGAAATATAACAACTCTTAAACCACTTCCAATATATTCTATCATTAAATATTTCTATCAGAGATTGATAGGATATTTTATCTTTTAATATATCGTCTGCTAGACTTTCATATTCATAGTTATCTATCTTAACCATGCGATTTGGTTTTTGATTTGATAATACTATCCATGTCCTCTGTTGTTTATTCATATCTCTTCCAAGCTGGTCTTGGTGGGTTTCTGGAGGGACATACATGAGTACTTATAATATCCAAGATTTATAGATGTAGTATATAAACCACCTAAAACATACTATTTGAACAATATTGAGGAAAAAAGAAGGGCATATCCGCCCGCCTGACGGACTTTAAGGGGTAAGTGATAGCATAGTACCCCCTAAAAAATAGGGGATACTACTAAAAATAATTAAAATGTGAATTTAGTTCCGATTGACCACTTTTGTGTATCAACTGCTGAACCATCATTGTCTGCCATTTCAGTTTCGGCATATACAGTTAGACTATCGTTTAAATCTTTTGCAAGACCAACAGTAGTATAAGTTCCTGTATTTTCTTTATCGCCGTATCCGACAGATAAAAGACTATAATTAGCGCCAACTTCCCAAGCAGCTAAATCAGTAGCAGCGTCTTTAATTGTATAACTAGAAGATACTGTTAATTTATCTAAGCTTGTTTTTGCACTTACACCGTAATATGATATGTCGTTTACAATGTCATCAGCAAAACCTGCTGACACATTACTTCCAAGAATATCAGCAGAAGCTGACCATTCATAAGAATCCATACCATTATCTTCACCAGAAGAACCATCAACAACTGTCAAAGCGTCAATAGATAAAGGACCTATTTTGTTTGAATATGCTAATGAATTTGAACTCCTTGTTCCGTAAGAGAATGAAGCACTACCACCATATACATTAAAGATAGAAGCTCTTGAAGCAACATTGTCTGTATAAGGGTGTGATTGACGACCTACTGAAAGGTCTCCTATTTCGGAAGAAAGACCTACATATGCAAGTCTTGAATCAAAAGTGTCTGAACCAGAATCATCTGTATCCACACCAACTTCTAATTTTGCAAAACCTGTAATTGTATCTCCTTCTACTCCCAAGTCGATTATCTCAACTCCGATTTTAGAACCATTATCTTCAAGTTTATCGTATGCAACGCCAGAAGCGTTTTCATCATGCGACCACTTATAGTTAAAGGTACCGTAAGGGATAATTTCAGCTGCGGAAACAGCTGAGGTAAATAATACTGCCAAAACTGCAGCAATATATTTTGTCATGTTATTTTCTCCTTAATTTGAGGTATTAAAATTTTGATATCTCGCTTCACCATAAGTCATAATTTAGTCTTAATATTTATAATAGATTAGTTATTGACAGGAGCGTTTGCACGCCATTGGTAGCACGACCAATATCTAGCTTTCCATTTAGGTCCAGGATTATCACAATTGTGCCTTGCACGGAAAGATTTCCTACGAGCAGGGTCATCACGCTTGATAGACAAACCTGTTGTGTCACCAAAAGAAACTTTGACAACATTACCCTTTTCGTTCTTTACATATACATAGAACTTTTTAGAACCACCTCGTATTGGGTCATTAAGTTTAACCTTCTTACCTTGGTATTCAGATTCAGTAATTTCAAGGTCTTGATACATACCTTCGCATACTAAATCAATTCGTTCTACTTCTTTAAAGCTTTTCATATACTACTATTTATCACAATTCGGCTTCAACATAAATGAAAGTTTTATCACAATAAGAACAAGTCACCTGATTTGTACCACCAATTTCTATACGATAATATACTAATGGATGTTCAGCGTCAGGAACATTTAATAAATGTTGACCATCGCAACATACATCCCGACTATAACTAACTGTACTATTGGTAGTAATTTCATTTCTTCGTTTTGTATATAATGCTTCCATGTTAATACAATCCTGATAAGGGTGTCTTATCCCTTAACTCTGCATATTTAACATTTGTCCTTTTATGAGGTTTTCTTCTTTTCGATTTTGGTATGGGTGTTGATAGATTTAGGAAAGATTTTTTCCTGTATTTCGTAGGGGTAGTGGGTAGTGTAGCTTGTAAAGACTTTTTCATATCTTACTCCGATTATTTTCGCATTAAATCGTAATACACTTTATATTACTAACTATTTAGTCTTAAAAATTTTTCCAAGGATTTTTTTAGGAAAAAGGTCCCAAAAAAGGGACCCTTTCCCAATTATACTATGACTTGTCTGTGAATAACTCCAATTGATGTGCTTTATACCTCGCCTGTTGTTCTTTCTTACCAGAGCGTTGTTCTCGTAAAGAAAGGGAATGTAGTCTATCCTTTATCTTTAATTTCTGTTTCTTGAGGTCTGTGATTAATTCTCGATTGTGAAAATTCTTTCGTTCTAGATTACCGATTTGATTATCTAGATGTCTATGTAGAGCTTTCGCCCTAGAGTCAGTAGCAGTTGCCATATATTCTCCTTTTCCAAAAAAAATTAGAATAAACTCTAAACCAGTACTCCCAGTTTTAGAGTGTACTCATAATATATTTAGTATAAAAAGAAATAGTAAACAAGACCACCTATGATAATAATATCAGCACAGATAGACCATAGTATATAAGCTCTAAACATCCATTTGCTTATTGTATTTACTAAAGGGTTCTTCATCATCTTTTCCATAGATGTCCTCCTTCTTTATCGTCAGCATTGTATTCTCCTTTATAGTTGTTATCTAAACCCAAACAGATCCCTTATGTACTCTAACAGGTACTGTTCAGATTCCCACCCCCCTCTAATAGTATTAGTTGAGGTTAATTACATTACCATTTATATCTTGTTCAGCAGCATTCATTTCGTGTTCTCCTGTAACAGATTCTTTTTTACTTGCGGCTGTCTCTGTGATTGCACCACCTACTTTAATGTTTAATGCTTGTGCAACATCTATGTTCATATTCTTACCTGCCTTGAGGTTTACATCTCCCAGCTGGCTGATAAGGTTTATGTCTCCATCTTGCACTTCGATGGTTACATTAGACTTGGCCCCTACTTCTATGTTATAGTTGTTGCCTGTTTCACCTAGGGAATTGACCTTAACTCGAAGGCCTTTATCATATGTTTCCTTTGAGTCCCCTTGTATATGTACATAGTCATCAGCGGAGACAATAGTATAGTTGTCCTTCTTCACCCTTGTAATCTTCGTACCATCGTTGTCTATCTCATAGCCTGTGCCACTAGAGTGTCTCTCATGTATTCTCTTAGCGTCAACTGTATCATCATATTCTCGTATATGGCCGCCCTCTGTCTCATAGACATGGTTGTGAGGATACTTCGCCTTATAAGAGGTCTCGGGCTCGTCCCACTTACCACCATCATCGGCCGCTACCTGGTCCTCAACCACCTCTGTGGCATCCACATTGGCAACCCCAACGGCCAGCGTTCGGTCGGCCTTTCGTAGGGTTAATGTAGGGTGGGGGTTTTCGTCATCATTGACTGCTAATCTGTTTACATCCGTCTCGTCTTTATACTTAGGATAATTCCCCAAAGGGTCAAGAAACCCCATAGTTTGCTTATCTTCGTTCATTGTGTCAGCACTTAAATAGGCAGGAACACCAGGCAAAGTTCCTACTATAATCGGTTGCTGGGCATCTTCTCCATCAGAAAAGAAA